AGTGCTGCTGCTATTACTGTCAACAATACTGATGGAACGTGTACTGCCAATATTACTAATAAACCTAATCGTAATTTGATAATTAATGGAGCTATGCAAGTGGCTCAACGTGGTACGTCATCTACAACTAACGGTTATGCTTCCCTTGATAGGTTTAGAAATGTATATAGTGGAACAGATGAAGCACCTACACAATCTCAGGTTGATGTAGCAGCAGGGACAACACCATACACTTTAGGTTTTAGGAAGGCATTAAGAGTGACAAATGGAAACCAAACAGGTGGTGCTGGTTCTGCTGATAGTTTACAAATATGGCACAGAATAGAATCACAAAATATTGCTAATTCTGGTTGGAATTACTTATCAGCCTCAAGTTTTGTAACTTTATCTTTTTGGGTTAAATCAAGTGTTGCACAAAACTTTCAAGGTTATCTTTTGAATGAAGATACAAACCAAAATACATTTCCTTTTGAAACAGGCTCTTTATCTGCTGATACTTGGACAAAAGTAACAAAAACAATTTCTGGAAATTCTAATTTAACTTTTAATAATGATAATGGTGCAGGGTTGAGAATTGCTATTGTTCCTTTTTTAGGAACTGACTCTACAGCTAACAGCTTATCACTTGATACTTGGGTCGCATATAACCACCCCAGTAATTTTTGCAGAGATTGTACAACAACATGGTACACAACAAATGATGCAACCTTAGAAATTACAGGAGTTCAATTAGAAGTAGGCAGCGTGGCAACAGATTTTGAGCATAGGTCATATCAAGATGAACTTTTGCGTTGTTGTCGATATTTTTATTTTACTAATTCACAACATTTTTCTGTAGGGAGGGGAAATAATAGTGATGGTTTTGTTGGATTTATTGAAACCCAAGTACCATTAAGAAATACACCCTCTGTTACTTTGACAGGAGGGTTACGTCAATATGGTATTGATTCATATTCAGATAGCACAACCCAACCGACTATTCCATCATTCAGAGCAAACCAAAAAGGTATAAGAATTAATCAAACTGGTCATTCAGGAGTAAATGATGATTGCGTCCTGACTGTACAAACAACTGGCAATGATGGTCAGGGTCTTGCTTTTGATGCGGAGCTTTAACAATGACTATTTCTTATAAACACAGAAACAACACTTTTAAAAATCCTAATGGAGATAGTGTTACACATAAAGACATTATTTTAAAGGTTGATGGTATAGAAACAACCGCTATCCCAATTGATGAAGGAAACAGACATTATCAGGATTATTTGTCTTGGGTAGCAGAGGGAAATACAGCCGAAGCTGCTGATTAATTAACCTTTTCTTGCATCTGTCTTGTCATAATCCCCATAGTGACGTAGAGAGGGGATAAGGCTAGAATAAGCAGTAATACAAACACACTTGAAAAAGATAGTGCTTTCAGTATCGCAAATTTAATCATGTTTACAAAAATAACACAAGCATTATCTATTCTCTCATTCTTGTTATCTGCGTCAATGGCTGGAGGTGGTTACTTTGCATACAGATACTTTTCATCACCACAATTTAAAACAAAAGTTATGAACGAAGTTATGCAAGAGGTACAAAAAATATTACCAGGACAAATACAAAAAAAACTTCCTAAAGTAACAGGTAAATCACTACCTTTATAAGTGGAAATACAAGAGATAGGTATTCCAGAAATAGTAATACCTAATGTTTATATTCCACCAGTAGTCTTACCTTCTTTTGATGTTCTTAATGTAGAAACTGTAGGCTGTACATATTATCACCGAGACACTAGAAATACAGGTAATAGAAACCTTATAATAGATGACCCCAATGGGGTAACAAGTAACTGTCCTTATCCATCATTCATACCAATAAATTTTCAACCAGATCAATTAATAATTACAGAACAAGCTGCACCTGTAGAGAACGAACCTGATAAATTACCAGAAGGGAAACCACCTAAAGCACAAATACCAAAAGATAAAAAAGAAGAACCTATCATTCCTGATTGTCCTGGTAAAAATGACAGAAGAGTAGGAGAATTTACATCAGAATTGCGAACAGAACGTGTTAAAGAGTATAAAAGAGGTGATGATGGGATAGAGTGCATCACAATTTATGAAGACGTTCCATTTATCGACCAATACATACCTACACCTAGCACTATTGTCTCTACTGCTGTTATTGCTTCTGTGGCTGCGACTACACCTATTATTCTCAACCTTGTAAAACCTATTGTTAAAAATCTAATTAAGAAACTTACTTCTCGGAAGTCAAAGAATGAGAGTGAGGAATAACTTGATTTGGTGGCACTGTAACCTTTATCCCTTCACAAATCTCTGCGTATTTTCCAACGAACTGTACTCCTAACTTTGCTTGTTCTCCACATACTTTCAGCCTAAATAATGCAAGTTCTAGTTTTGTCTTTTCGTATAATATTTTTTGATTTTTAATATTTACTTCTGTAGCTCTTAGACATAAATCAGGTGCTTTACCTAATGGAATACTGATTTGTGCAGAGATTCCATAATTTAGGTTATAGTTATCTTTTTCAAATCTTGGTGTTTCTTGAACATACTTTATAGCACCTGTATCTTCATCGTATATATTTTGTCTGGTAACGTATTCTTTAGGTCTATTAAATGACCACGCATCAGTTACATAAGGTGTAATTGTAAGACTAGGAGAGCTACAAACAATACCTTGTGACATACGGAACTGTGGTGTTGATTGTGGTGCAATCATGGTGGCATTGTTATTAACAGTTCCTTGGGCATTACTAGATGGACTCGCTACGGTTGTATTAGCTAAAACCTTTGCAGGGCAAAGGATTAGAGCTATTGCCCAAAGGTACTTTCTACAGTTACGGTTGTAGTTGTATTTATTGTTCTGCTTATATTGGTGATCGTATCGAGTCCTGGAGCTATGATTGTTTCCTGTAGAGAAAATGGAGAACCTTCTGTTACTATCTGCCATCTAGGAACACTCTCCAATGTAGGGCTAGTAAATGAAAAATTGACGTTATTGATGGTTTGAGTAGCGTCTTGTGATGGTGTTGGATTGATATAACCATTTGCATCATTGCTTTTTATATTATTGCCACTAGCAGAATATGTATATCCAGTTCGATACTGATAGCTTGAAATTGTTTCATTAATAATACTCTGGGATGTAGAATTAGTAGTTTGACTACCTGTACGAAAGGTAGGCACAACAGGATTTGCAAGAGTTCTTGCAGGTATTAATATTATTATTAGCAAAAACCATTTAGTCAATGGTGATAGTAACAGTTGTTTGTCCAATACAGCTAGTACCACTACCACCTGCTGTGCAAGTATGTACCCCACTACTTAAACTTGTCATCCCTAAACTACCTGCGACCCCCCCAGAACCTATGGTCGTTTGTCCCGATAGATGAGGTAAAGAAGCTATCCCTGCTGATGGTGCAACCGCAGATGGTGTAGCATCTCCCATGGTCACCGATTCTGTAAGAGAAAAAGCAGACCCTGCTGTTGTGATAGCTTTATCAGTTTGAATCATAGCTGGCACACCTGAAGTCAAAGAAGAAACATTTAGTCCTCCAATCGCACCAGATGTAGTAGAGCCACCTGAAGTAACTGAAGGTGTAATGTTATTACCTGATAGTGAATAAGTTGTACCAAGTTTATTTGTAACGCTATATGGCATATCTACAGTAATCTGTGCAGATGTCGTAAATTTTTGCGTTATGTCCGCATAACAGGGACTTGCAAATAGTAATAGGAAGGGAATAAGTTTTTTCATTTGATTCCTACGTTAGTGTCTTTGTTGTCAACTATGTTAACTTTACCTTTTAACTTCTTATTGTCACCGTTGCCGCTTTTTTTGATATTTAAACCGTACTGGGCAGTTACAGCCGACAATAATCCAGCCGCAAAGGTGGTATCAATTTGTCTTGTAGGGTTGGGATTGAAATACGACCAAGAAATTACACCCAAACTCCAAAAAAGTATAATCATCTGAACCACATTGGCAATCAGACCATTACCTTCTTTTTCTTCTTGTTCTTCCATATTAAAAAAACTGCCTTAGTATGTGAGGAGAAAGCAGATGACCATTGCTTTGTTAGGCAGCTATATGGCAAACTTAGCAAATATTGGTATGTTTGGAAAGTAACACAATAGTAATTATGCTCAAACTCTTGAAACCAATACTACTGAAGTTTTTCACTACAACTGCTGTAAAGCGACTTATCGTGGATTTGCTTCGTGCAATTTGCAAACAGACTACCAACACTCTTGATGACAGGGCTGTAGATATATTAGAGCAGCAGTTGTTCCCTAAGATGAACTGAGATGAATAATCAAGAGTTCTTTAAGATACTTGTTGGTGAACCACCTCTTGAAGTTGAGTTAGAAATAGAAATGAAATGTAGAGAGGTAGAAGAGCTACCAGAAAGTATTATGAAAGCATATTCTTTTGCTTTGGTGAAAGAAAACAAAATGCAAGATTTACTTATTATGGCTGCCATGCAACGTATTACTGACACAGAACTTAAGTTATTAAGAACTGAAATGGCTCTTCATCATTACAAAAATAACTTAAAACCAAAAAAGAAATACAAGAAAAAAACAAATTTACTCGACAGAATCAAGGCTATGTTGGGCATGCTCAGATGATCTATTATCTTCCCATAACACCTTGTAGTAATACATTTTAGTACCTACTGAATTTTTTCTTTCTATCATTTCAGTAATATTTCCATATCTCTTTGTATATGTATTAGCTATAGCAGAATAATTCTTTCTCGATACACGATCATTAAGTTGGAATCTTTGTCCGATTAGCTTATTAGGCATAATTTGATAAAACAAGGTATATTAGTTTCAAAACCAATTCTAATTATGGGAAAAGAAAAAAAGTTAGAATTATTAGAAAATCTTCAAACTGTTCTTATAAAAGAATTACTAGACAGAATAAATTGTGGTGAAGCAAAACCAGGAGATCTTAACGTAGCTAGACAATTATTAAAAGATAATGGCATAGAGTGCATACCAACAGAGAAGAATCCTATGGAAGATCTCATGTCAAACCTTCCAGACCTCGATGTAATACCTGCACTTGAAAGATAATTGCAACCTTTACCAGAAAAACTACAAGATTTTAGATACTTTCTAATAATAACTTGGCGTCATTTAAACCTACCTGACCCCACACCAGTTCAATTAGACATTGCTGAGTATTTACAGTATGGACCTCGCAGAAAGATCATACAAGCCTTTAGAGGCGTAGGTAAAAGTTGGATTACATCTACCTATGTTGTATGGAAACTACGGATGAATCCACAATTAAAGTTCCTTGTTGTATCTGCAAGCAAGGATAGAGCCGATAACTTCTCTACTTTCACCATGAGATTGATCAATGAGATGCCTATACTGGCTCCATTACGACCAGATGACGCTCAAAGAAACAGTAAGATTAGTTTTGATGTTGGACCTGCACACGCTGACCACGCCCCTTCAGTAAAGTCTCAAGGTGTTCTAGGACAAATGGCAGGTAGTCGTGCAGATGAAGTCATAGCAGATGATGTGGAAGTACCAAACAACAGCTTTACCCAACCAATGAGAGATAAATTATCGGAAGCTGTAAAAGAATTTGATGCAATCCTTAAACCAAACGGTAAAATCACCTTTCTCGGTACACCACAAACAGAACAATCTTTATATCTAACACTAGAAGAACGTGGATATACGACTCGTATCTGGACTGCACGTTATCCAGAACTTAAAAACAATTATGGAGACAGATTAGCCCCTAAGTTAACTCAGAGCCTTCAAGAAGAGCTTGTAAAACCTAAAGATCCTGTTGACCCAGAAAGATTCTCATCAATAGATCTGATGGAACGTGAGGCCTCCTACGGACGTTCTGGGTTCTCTCTACAGTTTATGCTAGACACTAGCTTATCTGACCAGGATAGATACCCTCTTAAACTATCAGACCTCATCATTAGCAGTGTTAATCCTGATCATGCTCCAGAAAAGGTAATCTGGTCTTCCTCTCCCGAATATGTCATCAAAGAACTACCCTGTGTAGGGTTTAATGGTGATCATTTCTACCGACCTGCCCAACAATTCGGTGACTGGATTGAATATACAGGCTCTGTTATGTTCGTAGACCCCTCTGGTAAGGGTCGTGATGCTACTGGTTACGCAGTAGTAAAAATGTTAAACGGTAATCTATACGTCCCTGACGCAGGAGGACTTAACGGTGGATATAGTGACGCAGTATTAACAACCCTATCTAAGATCGCTAAGACAAATAAGGTAAATACAATCCTCGTAGAATCAAACATGGGTGGTGGTATGTTTGCTGAACTCCTAAAACCTTTCCTTATGAGGTATCATCCCTGCGAAGTGAAAGACGTTAGGAACAATAAAACTAAAGAATTACGCATAATCGATACCCTAGAACCTGTAATGAACTCTCATAGGCTCATAATAGACCGTAAGGTAGTAGAAAAAGACTATAGATCTAACCCTAATGAAGCTCCAGAACGTAAATTAAAGCTTCAACTCTTCTATCAAATGTCTCGTATAACAAGACATAGAGGTTCTCTTGTGCACGATGACATCCTTGACGCTCTATCTGGTGCTGTAGCCTACTGGACTGAGTACATGAACCAAGATGAAGACCGTAATATAAAATCTCGTAAAGATGAATTACTAAGAGTACATCTAGATAACTGGGGTTCTCTTATGAATAACACTATTACTCAAACCGCTATGGGTATGTCTCCTAACCAGATAAGTAATTCTAATACCCCTAACGATGGTTTTATAAGTAAATCTTATTAACCTGCACTTGTAGATAGAACATGGGGGGGACTATAGGGGGGGTCGTTAAGTTCCTTCCATAGATAGACTATTGATTTGACTTCATCAGCATCATCATTATAATCAACACATAGGTTCTCTCCCCAATAGTTCCTATAAAAGACCCTTGTAGTTTCCTTCTGGGTGGTTCTACATAGGGTCTTACAAAATATTTTTGACACAAAAATTTGAAAGGCTTACGCATATATATAAATCTTATTTTTCCCCATATGGTGTTATTTTTTGTAGAGATAAAGCTATATATATAGTCTTTTTATAGTAGTACTGTCATAGAGACAGCACTTCAAGTTAACTTATAACTAGGATCTAGGGGTTTTTATAGTGAATTGGACAGTAAAAGGACAATAATTGGACATAGAGGGGGGATGTATAGGGTCTATTGTTACAAAGTGTAAAGATATTTATGTTTTTATTTTATCGGTAGCGACCTATAGTAATAATTCAATCAGTACTAGAGATTAATTTTTATAGTACTATTCCCAGAAACTAATTAATTAAATGGCTTTTATTTCACAAGAGGACAAAAAGGAACTATTACCAGGCATAAAGAAAGTTTTAAAGACTTTTAATATGAAAGGTACTGTTTCTATAAACAATAATTCAACGCTTATTGTCACCTTATCTCAAGGAGATTTAGATTTAATAAGTGTAGAAAATAAGTTAAGAGTTTTAAGACACTCACATAATCCAGGGAGAGATCTTTATTTAGTTGATAATGGACACTTTCAAGAGTCTTACCATCATTTAGATAAATTAATTGAAATTGGAGAGCATGAAGTTTTTAACTTTTATACGGCTTTATTTAAAGCTATGAAAGGGACTAAATGGTTTGATAAGTCAGATATGATGACTGACTATTGTCATATTGCTTACTTCATGCATATTGATGTAGGTAGAAGTAAGTTAAAGCCTTATATCTGCACTAAAAAACCTTTATTAGTTTAAACCTTTTAAAGATCCCTTAAAGCATCCTTTTATAAAAGGATGTTTTAAAGGTTCTTTATAGAACCTTAACCCAGAAAATTATTATTAAATGGACTTATTGAAATTCAGTAAGGGAAATAAGAAGTTATCTAAAGATACTCTTATATTTTCCTTACCAGCTGGTAAAACCTGTCCAGGTGCTAGCTTATGTCACTCTTTTGTCTCTATTAATAAAGATAATAAAAGAGTTATACAAGATGGTATTAACACTGAGTTTAGATGCTATGCCGCATCTCAAGAGGTTATGTATACAGCTTTATATCAAAAGCGTAAATATAACTTAAATCTTTTAGTTGATGCTTTAAATAACGATTTAGGTACTAACACTATTGATTTAATAAATACTTCACTTAGTAAGTATCTTACAAAAAGCATTAAAAAAGTAAGGATACATGATAGTGGGGACTTTTTTAGTGGTGAATACTTAAGAGCCTGGTTAGCAGTAGCTAGACTTAACCCTAATATTCAGTTTTATTGCTATTCAAAAAGTCTTAACCTTTTTGGAACTAATGTATTCATACCAAATAATTTTTACTTAACTGCTTCAATGGGTGGTAAGTATGATTATTTAATTCATAAGGGATATTTTAAAAGGTATGCAATAGTTGTTAATTCAGTTAATGAAGCTTACAGCCTGGGCATATTACATCGAAATAAACCTTATGAGATAGATAAGGATGATAGTAGTTGCTTAAAAGATGAACCTTTCGCATTATTGCTACACGGCACTCAACCAAAAGGAAGTAAAGCAAGTAAAGCTTTACAAGCTATCAAAAAGACTAAGGTTAAAGCCTAAACAATCTCTTAAAGCGTCCAGTTATGGACGTTTTAAAAGGTTTTTTTATAAACCTTATTATCCCAGTTATTTATTTTAATTATGTCTAACAAAAGCAACCACGAAGCAGAATTAAAAGCTGCTAAACGTGCAGAGATTGAAAGACTATGGTTTAACCAAGAGGCAACTAATAAGGAATTATTAGAAGCTTATAAAGCTCTTGATATTAAGGAGAATGATTCATGACTACTTTAATTGTTTGGATATGCTTAGTTATTCTCTTGTATATCTTTATTAAAAACTTTAAAAACCACGCCTAGTTAACTCTAGGCTCTTTCTTCTTTTTATTTTTTATTATTCCTGGTCTTATTATCCTTGGCCAACTTTTAGATGGACTCTTAAAAACTTTTTTTTGTAATAGTTTTTATGGGTTCTTCACTGAACCTTTATCCCAGATTATTATTTATCAAATGGAAACCAAAATTAAAGACAATGAACAGGCATATCTTCATGCCTTGGTACTTGCTATTACAGCACCTGATGAGGCCCTCTCTAAAGAATGCATAAAGATGGCTGAATCTATAGGCTCACAGCTAACAGAAAAGCAAAGAGACTTATGCAGAAAGGGTGTTGAAGTATGTATGGAGCTTTTAAAATGAAACTATGTACAAATCAGAGTATCCCTTGCGAATATTTAAAGGGAGCTTGTATTTTTTTATCTGATGAAGATGAAGGGAGATATATAAAAGATGTATGTGTTGACCTTGAAAAACATTCTATTATCTTGATTGATGATGATGGTAATGGATTGTATTGGGAGTCTTTACGCAATGCGTCTATCCAATTCCAGGGGGGTAGATAGATGAGTGATTATCCATACAACCTTACAGCAATAGCTACTCATTTAAGGGAGCTTGCAAGGTCTATTGCCAAGAAGCTAGACATCAGTGAACAGGATGCCTGGGATCTTTGTATTGAAAAACTTGAATCTAAATACCTACACATGACAAGGGAGGAGGATCAATGAAACTAAATTTAGACCTACCAAAAGACAAGTGGGATTTTATAGAAAGACAAGTCAATCATTTAAAAAAAGATTCTGAAACTTTTACTTTATTTTGTAATGCTATAGAGTCTTTATCTTTTGAGGAATCTTGGTCACAAAAAATCTTTCAATGTTTAACTTCAAATGGTAAAAATCCATTTAAGTTTCCAACAACAACTGAATTGGAAGATTGTACTTATGGTTCAGCCATTGTTAAACAATGCGAATTATCTGGCACTAAATGGCGATCATTAGAAAAAGAATATTATCAATTCTTACTAGATCATTATTCAATGGAAAAGAAATGATTCAATGTCCTAACTGCAACAGCGACAATACTATTGTCTTACATACAAGAGAAAGAGAAGCTGCATATCTTTGGAGGTCTAGAACCTGTAAGGAATGTGGTAAGAACTTCAGTACAAGAGAGTATAGTTTAGAAGAACTTGCTAAGTTGATTGATGAAGGTAAGGAATCTCTTGATATTATGCGTGGTCACTGCGATGAACTACTAAGTGACCTACAGGTTTTAATCTCTCAATATTCAAATACAAAGGAGTCTAAATAATGGTAAAACCAAAGATGACAACAGAAGAGAAATCATTTGATACTCTTACAAAAGTTATTTGCACTATGTATGGTCAAGCTGTCAAAAATAAAAGACAAGTATCAAGAATGAGGGCTGCTTATAATTTTCTAGGAGAACTTATAAAAGAATTAGATAAAAAATACGATGACAAAGCAAACTGATTTAGAAGATCGGATGTGGAGTCGCGGGTTTGACAGACGGCAACGCAACATCAACAATAACTTAGCCAAGGGTAGAGAATCAGAAACAGATTATGCAAGGAGCATGATTAAAGCTGGTCTTCTACCTTTTGTTGAAGCGATACAACAGTTCCTTGACAGGGCTTGGAGAGGTACACCAGGGGTAAAAGCTACAGCAGCAATAAAATTACATGAATTTAAAGATGTAGATGTTATAGCTTTTATTACTTTTAAAGGTGTTATTGACGGTGCTTCCCAAAACAAAACAGCTACACAGACAGCATTACAGGTAGGACATATGTTGGAGGATGAACAAAGGTTTACTTTGTTTGAACAGCAAGATAAAAAACATTTTACAAACGTCAAGAAACATATATCAGATACCAATCATCAAAGGTACAGACGCAACATGATGATGGGTCACATGAGAAACAGAGGTTTTGTTTTTAAATCGTGGTCAAAGGAGGACAAACTTAAAGTTGGTTTAAAGCTTATAGATATAATGATTAATGCTGTTGGAATGGTAAAACTTTCTACTGTCAGATCAGGTAAACAAACAAAAACATATGTTGAATTTACTCAAGGCACTATGGATTGGATAAAACGACAACGCAAAAATAGATTAGCTTGTTATCCATTGTATGAACCATGCGTAGAACAACCCATTGATTGGACTAGCACTACTGAAGGTGGTTTTCATACAAAAAGACTAAGACATATCAAGGCAATCAAATCAAAAGACCTTACTTACCATGAAGAAGTAACAAAAAGAGAACCAACAGCACTTTATACAGCACTGAATTGTCTTCAACAAACAAAGTGGGAGATAAATACAACTGTTCTAGATATTGCTCAAAGCTGTTGGGATAGAGGTATAGAAGTAGGTTGTTTGATAGATGCTGAACCACTACCACAAACTCCAAGACCTTTTGATATTAATACTAATGAAGAATCTAGATTGAGATGGAGAAGAGCAGAAGTAATTAGACACGATCAAAACGCACATGATCGTATGAAAAGGTATCAATGTATTATGTTGCTTGATACTGCTACAAAATTTGCAGAAGAACCTTTTTGGCACGTAGCACAGGCAGATTTTACAGGCAGAATCTATTATGTATCAGGTATTTTTAATCCACAGGGTAATGATTTAGCTAGAGCTTTGCATAGATTTGCAGAAGGTGCAGCAATAACAAATGAGAAAGCAAAGAATTGGTTGGGTATTGCAGGTGCTAACTCTTGGGGTATGAGTAAATACAGTTATGAAGAACGTATTGAATGGTCTAAGACAGAAGGTGAAGCTTTAGCTAGGCAGATAGCAAGCAGTCCAGAATCTTACATCAGCATATGGAGTCAAGCAGACGAGCCATGGCAGTTCTTGAGTTGGTGTTTAGACTTTAATGAACTATTAGAACAGGGTTATGGCTATGTAAGCAAGCATCCTGTATTGCTTGATGGGACAAACAACGGCTTTCAACATTTTGCAGCCATGTCTTATGACAATAAGCTTGCAGCAAAGGTGAACCTAAAAAACTATAACGAGGTAGAAGACTTATATGAAGAAGTTAAAGATGAAGTAATAAAAGAACTATCAAAAAAAACAGATACCATTGCTGAAGATTGGTACAAACATCATCAAGTAATTACAAGAAAGATGATAAAAAAACCTGTGATGATGATTCCTTACAGTGGTAAAACTTTTGGCATTACAAATGCTATACGAGATTATTTTATGGGAAGTGATGAAGAACTATCTTGGCATAAGGATTGCTTTTTACATAATCATTATCTTGCAAAAATTATAGAAAAAAGTGTTAATAATATATGTCCTAAATGTATAATAGTAATGAAATATTTAGCAGACATTGCAAGATGTTTTGGTAAAGAAGATAAGGATATGACATGGATTACACCCTCTAAGTTTTATGTTAAGCAGCATTATTACAAGTCTAATGTAAAAAGAATTGATACGAAACTACACTCCAGTACTATACAGTTGTCACTTAATACAAATACTACAGAGGTTGATAAAAGAAAATCTACACAGAGTTTTGCAGCAAACTTTGTTCATAGTTTAGATGCTGCTAATGTACATTTAGCATTGACAAAAAGTAAAGCTAATGGTCTTAATCAGTTCTGCACCATCCACGATTGTTTTGGATCACCTGCTGCACATATTGAAGAGTTTATAAGTTATGTAAAAGAAAGCTTTGTTGATATGTATAAAAAAAATTTATTAGAAGATTTATATCAGCAAGCAGTTGAACAATTAGATGATCCAAGCAAGCTACCCATACCACCAGACATAGGTGATTTTGATGTGTGTGAAGTTTTATTAGCACCATATGTGTTTAGTTGAACAAATGCGTGACAAGTAATTTTTCTACGGTACTATCAGTGATACATCCGACATGGATGCAATTAAAAGAAAACTCTAACTGAAATTTCCAAATGATTAAATCAGAAATTATCAACATCACAACACCAGTGTGTCTATTTCAATTTGCATGGCTGGTAGAACCTGATACTAAGTTTGATGCGTCAGGTATTTGGCAAGTTGAATGTCTTATTGATCCAGAAAAATCACAAGATATAAGTGATCAATTAGATGGTCTACTTGAAAGATGGAAAAGCCAATTGAAAATTGCTAATCCTACAAAAAAATACAAGCTTGCACCATTACCTTTTGGCTTTGAAGATATAGATGGTAAGCCATACTTCAGAATCAAAACCAAGATGAAAGGTGGAGGTGTAAGAGCAGATGGTACACAGTGGAAACAAAGACCACCTGTTCTGTTTAATGCTGATGGTTCTCCTATGTCAGAAGATCAAAAGGAGAAGGTCAATAAATGTGGTCCTGGAACAACAGGTCAGGTCAATATGCGTTGCAGTGGGTGGGAAAATCCTAGCTTTGGGGTTGGTATTAAGATTCAACCAGAAGCTGTGATTATCCATAACCATGTCGAATACAATAAAACAGCACAAGGCTATGGCTTTGAAACAGAAGAAGCAACCATCGAAGAGGACAAGCCTAAGGCGAAAGCAGGGTTTGAAACAGTCGGAGCAGACGAATTTTAGAAGTAAGTTTGAAGCTGCAATAGCAGCTACATTACAAGCAAATAAAGTTCCTTACACCTATGAAACACTTGATGTTAGCTACCAAATCAGTTGCGTTTATAAGCCTGATTTCATCCTTGACAACGGCATCTGTATTGAAACTAAAGGCTTCTTCTCAAAGGAGGACCGCAGAAAACATGTTGCGATCAAGACGCAACGACCCGACCTAGACATAAGATTCTGTTTTCAAAACAGCAAAGCAAAATTGAGTCGTGGCAAAAGAAGTTTAACCTATGGTGCTTGGGCAACCAGACATGGGTTTCTTTGGAGTCATGGCTCAATACCTACAGAATGGATGAATGAAAACGAAAGAAAAAATTGACAACGCTAAACAAAGAATTAAAGAACTTGAATGTCTTATCAAACATTGGGAAAGAGATGACACAAAGCAAGTATCTCAGAAAAGAAGGCTGCCCTGAGTGTGGCAGTAAAGATAACCTAGCCATCTATGACGATGGACATGGTTACTGTTTTGGTTGTGGCTTTACGCAGCAACCACAAAAAGATAAACCCAGAAAATCTTTTGTTAAATCAGTGAAGAAACCATTACTTAAATTTGTTACACCAAAAGCATTACCTAAACGTGCGATCACAAAAGAAACTTGTGAGCTTTTCAATTACGGAACATCTGAACATAATGGACAGCCAGTACAGGTTGCTACTTATGAAGACAAGTTAGGTAGGCAAGTTGCACAACATATTAGATTTCAGAACAAAAAATTTATTTGGCTTGGTGATGTAGGTGATCTACAGCTATGGGGTCAAAGATTATGGAGACAAGTAAACACAGGTAATATGTTTGTCACTATTACAGAAGGAGAGATTGATTGTATGTCAGTCTCACAAGCACAAAATAACAAGTACCCTGTAGTAAGTTTGCCTTCGGGATCACAGTCGGCTAATAAATATATAGCTGCAAATTTGAAATGGTTATCTCAATTTGTACGGATAGTAATTTGTTTTGACAGTGACGAGCCTGGCATGGTTGCTGCCGAAAAAGCAATTAAAATCTTACCTCCTGGTAAGGCAGCAATATGTAGACTCCCTAGAAAAGACGCTAATGAAATGCTCATCGCAGGTGAGGGGGAAGAACTTAGAGATCTCCTATGGAAAGCAACACCTGTTAGACCAGATGGAATCCTTAACGCCTCTAACCTCTGGACAGAACTAACAAAGAAAGGCAGTAACAGTATCTGTTCTTTTCCTTTTCCAGAACTAGATAAGTTCTGCAAAGGGTTTCGTAAACAGCAGATGCTTTGTATAGCAGCAGGTAGTGGTACAGGTAAGTCAACTATATGTCGTGAACTTGCACATCACTTTATGAAGAATAGTCTGACCGTAGGTTATATAGCTCTTGAAGAATCGGTACAAAGAACAATGCAGGGAATACTCGGTGTAGAGATGAATAAACCCCTGCATCTTGAGGATAATGTAGAAGAAACAGAAGGTCTAAAACAATCTTTTGACAGGCTGTTCGGTACAGGAAAACTATTCTTATATGATCACTTTGGATCTATTGATCCTGATAGGTTAGTTGAGCAGATACAATATCTTGCAACAGCAGAAGGTGTGGATGTTGTTATCTTGGATCATTTAACAATAGTTGTTTCTGGTATCAGCGACCTTGATGAGAGAAGAGCATTGGATGTAGTCTGTACAAAGCTTAGACAGGTGGTTGAATCTACTGGTATAGGTTTAATTATTGTCTCTCACTTGCGTAGACCAGAAGGTAAAGGACACGAGGAGGGTAACAAGGTTAGTCTTAACCATCTGAGGTCAAGCCATTCAATAGCCCAACTAAGTGACTTGGTAGTGGCCTGTGAAAGAAACCAGCAATCGGAAAGCTATGCAGAAAGAGCAGAACTACAGTTAAGAGTATTGAAGAATAGACACACAGGAATGACAGGACCAGTAGATAAATTATTGTATGACGAAAAGACAGGAAGGCTTGTAGTACCTATGGAAACTTACTTCGGAAACTAATGACTTTACTTATTGACGCTGATTGGCTTATTTATTCCTCATGCTGTGCTTGTGAGCAAGATATACAGTGGGATACTAACCTACACACACTTCATGCAGATGAAAGAGATGTACATGAAATGGTTGATGGCAGAGTCGCACACTATCAAACCATTGCTGAAGGTGATAAAGATGTTGTTATGTGCTTTACAGAGTATCCAACATTTAGACATACAATATATCCAGAATACAAAGCCAATAGAAAACACAAAAGAAAACCTTTAGGTCTTCGTAAAATTATTGAAGGGGTAAAAGAAAAATATACATCTGAAAGTTACCCTGGCTTAGAGGGTGATGATGTAATGGCTATCCTCGCAACATCAAAAAAATATGACAACCCAATAATAGTTTCAGTAGATAAGGACATGAGATCTGTACCTTGTACCCTACTAGCAGGTGATGATATGGAACTGATAACTAAACGCAAGGCTGATAGGCATTGGATGATACAGGCTCTTACAGGAGACAGTACTGATAACTACTTTGGTATTGATAAAGTAGGGCCAGTAACAGCAGAAAAAATATTAGGTGAAGCTAAAACACTTGAGCAGATGTGGGAGAAAGTAGTAGAAGCTTATGAAAAAAAGAAATATAACTTTGCTGATGCTGTTCTTAATGCACAGCTTGCAAGAATATTGAGAGATGGAGACTTTGATTTTGAAACAGGAGAAGTCTCTCTCTGGACTCCATAAAAAAACACTAGCAATACGGGCTGTTTAAATTGCTAGTGCTTCTTTACAAAAAAACACCAACAGCGCAGTAGCATGGGCTGTTGGTATTTCTTAGTTGCCTAGATAAGCATATCAACCTTATCACACAAATTTTAAGGTGCTATACTTTATTCCTTAAATTGACATATACTAAATATAAATCTTTTTAATTCATGGCATCTGAAAAACTACCAGTTATTACAGATGAAATGATTTTTGCCTTAGATCAGATCTTTCCGCATCGCCATCCTGATTTGTCTTTAACCGATAGAGAGGTATGGTATAGAGCAGGGCAACGTTTTGTTGTTGACTTTCTTATCGAACAACAGAAACGTCAAAAAGAGACAATGCTCACCAACAATCTTTTGGAGGATTAATCATGTGTGTCGGAGGACCGCCTAAACCACCACCATTACCTACACCAAGACCAACAGCACCTGCTCCAGAACGGACTGCGAAGACTGTGGTAACTGGTACACAAAGAAAAAAGAAAAGTAGTGCAACTGGTGGTGCAACTAGGATGCAGCCAAGAAGAAGTGGCACTAGATCTCTAAGGATACCTTTAGCCAATACTGGCTCTAGAGGTGGTAATTTAAATTATTAAAATGGAATATTCAACAGGTGGACAGACTGCTGCTGGTCGTTATAGCCAGTTGCAGAGTACGAAATCTACTTTTTTAAGAGAAGCTAAAGAATCGTCTAAGCTTACTATTCCTAGTCTTATACCAGAGTCCGCAACTGGTACAAGAGCTAGAATAAAAACTCCCTTTCAAGCTTTGGGAGCAAGGGCTGTAAATTCTTTATCTGCAAAATTATTAGTAGCTCTTCTTCCACCTGGTACTCCATTTTTTAAACTAACCATTGATAGTCTTGCTTTATTGAAAGAAGGTGGACAAGAAGGATTAGAAACTGAAATTGACAAAGGACTACGCACCATTGAAACTGCTTTGATGGATGAGATAGAAGTTTCAAATGATCGTGTTGCGATGTTTGAAGCTCTTAAACATCTGATAGTTGGTGGCAATGTTCTTCTTTATCTAACCGATCAAGGTTTAAAAGTTTATCCATTAGAAAAATTTGTTTCAAAAAGAGATGAGGTTGGTAATCTACTAGAGATAATTACAAAAGAAACTGTAAATCCACAAGCTTTACCTCTTGATTTTTTAAACCAAATAAAGAAAAAAGAAAATTATGACGAAAAAACAATGGAGGGTGATCTCGACATCTACACCCACATTAAAAGAATTAATGATGACCATATATGGTATCAAGAATGTAAAGGCGAAAAAATACCAGGCACAGATGGTAGATCAAAAATTGATGTAACGCCTTGGATTTTATTGAGATTTATACGAATTGATGGAGAAGATTATGGAAGAGGTTACGTTGAAGAATACAGAGGTGATCTGATCAGTCTTGAATCTCTGACGCAAGCAATCATAGAAGGTGCTGCTGCTAGTGCAAAAGTTTTATTTCTTGTAAATCCAAATGGTCAAACAAGAGCAGCAACTTTAGCAAAAGCTCCAAACGGTGCAGTAAGAGAAGGAAGTGCAGCAGATATTTCTGTAATGCAGGTAGGAAAAGCAGGTGACTTTGCTGTTGCACAACAAGCAATGCAACGTATTGAAGCAAGACTTGCTGATGCTTTTCTTCTAGCTAGTTCTATACAAAGACAGGCTGAAAGAGTAACAGCAGCCGAAGTAAATATTATGGCTCAAGAACTTGAGAACAGTTTGGGTGGCGTGTACTCTATCTTAAGTCAGGAGTTTCAATTACCCTACCTCAAGCGTAGGATGCATATGCTTGTACGCTCTGGCAAAGTACCAAAGCTTCCAGATAAAATTGTGAAACCAAAGATTGTCACTGGTATTCAAGGTCTTGGTAGAGGTAATGATCGTAATAAACTTATTGAATTTATTGGAACGGTGGCTCAAGCTTTAGGTCCAGATGTAATGAGACAATATGTAAATGTAGATGAAGCTGTCAAACGACTTGCAACATCTATTGGTATTGACACTAACAATCTAGTTAAGAGTCAAGAACAGATCGCAGCCGAGATGCAACAAATGCAACAACAGCAATTGATACAGCATCTTGGACCTGCTGCTTTAGGATCAAAACTATTAGATCCTAAAAACAATGCACAGGCAGAACAAGTTACGGAGGAAACCAATGCCCAACAAGAAGCCAGATCCTAAGACTGAAACATCTAATACTGAACCAGCAAAAGCTGTTGTAAGTAAACTAGGTGTTAACGATAACCCTGCACCTACTAAGCCAAGGGTAGTCGAAACTAAAAACGGTCGTACAATGACCTATAACTAACAAAATTTTATGACTTCATCTCAAGTAAATGTTTCTGAAACACCTCCTATGTCACAGGAGGATCTTAAAACTCTTGCTCAAAATGAGACTGATGAAAATGGTCTTATCTTAGGCAAGTTTAAATCTGTTGAAGATCTAGCTGCTAGTTACAAAGAACTAGAAGGTAAACTTGGTGATTTTAATCAAGAAGAATCAACAGAGGAAGGTGGCGAAACAGAAGAACAATCTGACTCTGAAATCAATTATGAAGAGTTATATGGTGATGGTGTTTATTCTGTTTTAGAAGAGGTAGGTATTGATCCAGAAGATATTAGTAACAGATATATGGAAGAAGGTGGATTAAGGGATGATGACTATGCCAAGTTACTAGAAGGTGGCTTTTCAAGAACTTTAGTTGACACTTATCTTGAAGGATTAAAAGCTACTGGCAATGTAATGGAGATTGCTAGTCAACAAATTCAAGGTATAAAAGACTCAGTAGGTGGTGATGAAAGCTATAGTCAAATGGTAAATTGGGCTTTGAATAATTTACCTTCTGCTGAAGTTGATGCTTTCAATCAACTAACAGAGACAGGTTCTGCGCCAGCTATTAAGATGGCTGTACAAGGTCTTTATTCTCAATACAATAATGCTATGGGTATCGAACCAAACTTAGTAACAGGTCGTTCACCACAGAATGGACCTAATCCATATAGATCAACAGCAGAAGTAGTTACTGCTATGTCTGATCCACGCTATGGTAAAGATGTCACCTACACCGAAGATGTACAAAGACGTTTAGGTGGTAGTGATGTATTTAACACTAAGCGTTAATTATGGCTAACAAACCAACCAATCCAACTCTTTACGCAAGAGTAAAGGCAGAGGCAAAGAAGAAGTTTAGAGTATATCCTTCTGCTTATGCTAATGCCTGGTTGGTTAGAACTTACAAAAAACGTGGCGGTGGCTATCGCAAAACTTAATCATGCCTTTAACTAAAAAACAAAAACAATTAGATAAAACTGGTGATGGTAAAATCACTAGAGAAGATCTTATGATTCTTCGCAAGTCTAAGAAAAAGAAAAATGGCAAAGCTTAATATTGCACAGATGAAAAAGCTGAAAGCACATTCAGTTCATCACACACCCAAACACATGAACCTAATGAAGAAACTCATGCGTGAAGGTAAATCATTTAAAGCTGCACATACAGCAGCACAAAAAGAAGTAGGCAAATGAGTCTTACTAGATGGTTTAAAGAAAAATGGGTAGATGTTAAAACAGGTAAGCCCTGTGGAAGACAGAAGGGTGACCAACGTGGCTACCCTGCTTGCAGACCTTCAAAAAAAATTAGTAGTAAAACTCCAAAGACTACCAGTGAAATGAGTAGTAAAGAGAAGGCAAGATTTAAAAGAGAGAAAACAGGTCCAAGAAAAATTAGTTATCAACATAGAAGAAAAAAATCAAGAGATAGTTTAAAGATTGCATAAGGGTGTTATATTTTAAGTAGCTTACATTTTTTATGTCTAAGGGTGTATCAATGACTAAGAAGGATAAAGATCCCACTGGGGGTCTTACAGCTTCTGGTCGTAGAAAATACAACCGAGCAACAGGTGGAAACTTGCAAGCTCCTG